ACTACACCCACTCCGCCTATCAAGGGTGAGGATGTAAAGGCTATTACTCCCGATTTGTTCAAGGGGTTGTTAGAGCCATTAAGAGCTAAATCTGTGCTTCAAAACGCAGGCGCACGATGGGAGACCGGAGTAGAGGGAGAGCCGGTATGGGCAGGCTTCGGAACGATTGAAGCATCTTTGGTGGACGAAGTAGAGGAACTCAAAGATACCTCATTTGCCTTTAATGAAATACGAGCCACTCCGCATAGAATGGGGGTGACCGTACCATGCAGCTATCGGTCAATTAGTCAGAGCGCATACGACCTGCGCAGTATCGTATTGAACGAAATGCGAATGGCATTAGATAGAAGGCTAAACAATTGGGCTTTCCACGTTGAAGACCCGAGTGGACTATATGCAAAGGCAACAAAGAACCCATTTGAAACGCTCTATCCGACAACCAAACTAACCTATACGACCGATATAACATGGAAAGACTTGGTCGGGTTGGAAACGGAGGTTATCAGTAAAGATATCGAGGGCGAGGGGTGCTACCTTATGAACCCACAAGAATATCAAAAACTGAAATACACTCCGCTTGTCGGTGAAGTATATCCAGCGTTTATGGCTGGCGGTGCAGGCTTTGGCAATCGTTTGCCTAATGGTATGCGTGTAGAGGTAAGCAATCTTGTACCAAAGGGAGTAGTGCTTTATGGTGTGTTTAATAATCTTGCCGTAACGCAGTTTGGCAATGTTATTTTCGTTGTAGACGGATATACACGTGCGACCAAGGGGCAGGTTTGCTTTACCGCTAACACTGAGTTTGATATTACAACTTTGAGACCCGAGGCATTTGCCGTATTAAAGAAGAAGTAATTATGGGTAAGTACCTTACTTTGGAGGACGCAAAGCAACATTTGTTGGTTGAGTTTAACGATGACGATAATTACATTGAAGAACTCATTAAGGCGGTAGAGTGTTCGCTCGCAAACGATATTAACCGACCATTAAGCGAGGTTGAAAACGAGGACGGCACACTGCCCGATGCATTGTTGCACGCACTGCGTATCAAGTTAGGTAAGTTATATATGGCACGTGAGGGGGTGTCGTTTGCCAAGAATTACGAACTCCCCTTTACGTTTGCTAACTTATTCATTCCCTATAGAAAGGAGGAGTAAGAAATGCTCAGAGCAGGCAGTTTACGCAATTTCAAGGCTACATTTTATACGCTTGGACACGAGCGAAATGCGTACGGAGAGGTGGAACGTGATAAGTACATAGAAATATTCTCTGTTAGGGCGCATAAGAAAAATCGCTACACAAGGGTATATAAAGACGATATGAAAGCGCAAGAGGAATTTTACGCAAGTAATTTATCGTTGGTTGTACGCAGACACCCTCGCTTAAAAGAAGCGGTTGCGGTGCGCTTTGATGATGAGCTGTTTGCCATCATTTACAAGGACGATAACGAGGATGGAACCTACACGATAGGCACAAAGAAGATAGATGAGTAGTAGAGGGTGGATACAGATGCAGTGTGGCTCTGTCGGGTCATGGAGCGGAGGAACGGATGCTTTGCGTAAGTCGCTGGATAGGATAAAAGACGTGGACAAAAATCCACATATCCAGCGCGGAATGCGACAAGCAGGCGGTTTACTCGCAAGCCGTTTTAGAAGCGGTATTCTACAAAACTATTTGCATCACCCAGCGAAAGATGCTACACGACCATTCAGTCTATATCAGAGTGTACATAGTGTACCGAAGAAAGGAAAAGCTGGCTCTATTAGGTATGTAGGCTTTGAACGAAGCGGAGGGTTTCATGGAGCGTTAGCGCATTTGGTAGACGGAGGTACGCTTCCGAGATACCAAGAGACCACAAATCAATATACGGGTATAATGCCAGCGACACACTTTGCACGGACAGCCTTTGCTGGGGCAGTAGGCGGTATGTACGAACGAATAAGCAAAGGAGTAGAGAGGGCATTAAAAGCAGAAGAAAATCAAACTAAATAGGAGGAATTAATATGCCAGATCCTGGAAGCACAACTCAAACTAAAGTCCTTTATAACGAGAGTGAAGACCTCAGAAAAGGCGAAGAGCTTATGCTCTTTTATGACGATAAGCCAATTGCTTATTGTACAAGTATGAAGCCAAACTTATCAGTCGGGAAAGACGATGTAAGTAGCAAGATGAGTGGCGAGTGGGACTCGTCCTTGCCCGGAAAGATAAGCTGGAGTTATGACGTGGAAAGTATGGTCTCTGTAGGAAAGGGACATATTTCATATGATAAATTACTGAGCCTTGCCGTACAACGCAAGCCTATTAAGGTGCAGGAATGCACGACCAAGATGGAGATAGACCAGACAAGTGGTAAGAAGACTTTCTCGGTTATTAGCTGTGTACGCCAAGGGGAATGCATCATAGAGAATATATCGCTAACGAGTAGTGCAGGCGAGCGAGATACATTTAGTTGTACGCTCATAGGCGTCTCACCGCTCTATGGCGAAAAGTGGGGCGAGGTTGTGAAAGACCCCGACCTATAAGGGGAGTACGTTTCTTTTCGTTTTTATGGTTGCTTCGGGGGGCGGGGTTTTATAGGCCCTGCCCCCTTTGCTTAAAAAAGGGTCGTTAAGGTATGAATATGAATGACGTAGCAGGGTTATTGGACATTACAATATACTTGCGTGATAAATTGCTTGCGGATAAAGTAGTGCGCACTTTGGTGGCGGATAGGATAACCCCATGTATGGCGGAACAAGGCGATGGCAGCTTTATTGTTGTTACAAGGGTTAGTTTGGAAAAGGAACAAACGAAGCAGGGTTACTCGGGTTTTCAAGGTAATGTAGTATTAGAAATAGCCAGCGGAAGTTATAGGGAAAGCATTACGATAGCCAAAGAGGTATTTAGAGTATTGATGGCTATATACAACGAGAATTTCAATCTACCGCAAAAAGCTGGGGTTTTTCTGCCTGAATTTATAGGCTCTACAGAGGGTTTTGGTGAGGGTAAATACGTACAGCGTTTGGAATACAGCTTTAAGGTATGATTAAGCTCACAATAAGAGCAATAGTACGATGGGAAGCACTTAGGGATAAGAGCTTTTATCTATTTGATGCAAGCGAGGAGGATTTACGCACGCTTTTATATTGTGTAGAGGGTGCATTTACCCCTTATACGGATTGGACACCAAAGGACGAAGAAAACGCTTATAAAGACCTTACAAGGGCGGTTGCCGTGTGGGGTCAATACATTCCTAAAGAAGTAGACGAAAGTCCCACAGAGGGGCAGGAAATAGGCAAAAAAGACCCTGCAAGGGTCGGGGACTTAGTGGCGGACTTAATTGTAAGCGGTGGGGCGGACGCTGGGTGGGTTTATAGTGAAATGACCTTTGTAGAAATGGACGAACTACAAAAAGCGATGCAACGCAAGCAGAGGTACGAATTAGAACACGCTCGCTTGTGGACGTTTTTCACCATCATACCGCATATAAGCGGTAACAAAATAAAGAAGCCAGAGGACTTATATCCATTTCCATGGGAAGAGAATAAACGCAAGATAAAAAGTGCCTTTACCGAGGAGGATATAGAGGAGCGGTTAAGACAATTAGAAGAAGAGAATAGGGGGTAGGAAATATGGCAGGTAAAAAGTTAAGTCTAAATGTTGCGCTCCGTTTATCAAAGGAGCAATTCCAAAACGGATTAAAGTCCGCAGAAGCGCAAATAGAACGCTTCCGCAGGCGAGTAACCACCTTTACGGCATCAATGATAGGCGGTGGGTTTGCACTCTCGGGTATGGTGCGAGGAGCTATAAGTCTTGCCCGAGAAACAAACAGAGCCGAGGTAACGCTAAAGAATATCACCAAGAGCCAAACAGACTATGTACGAAGTTTGGCACTTACACGGAAGCTCGCAAAAGAGTATGGGCAGGACTTAAACGACCTAACTAATACTTATGCAAAGATGCGGGCCGCAGGCGACAAGGCTGGAATTGCAGTCGGTACGCAAGAGAAAATGTACAAGAGCTTTATACGTACATTCTCTGCGTTTAACATGACTCGGTCGGAGTCGGGGTTGGCTATGCTTGCTTTGGAACAAATGTTATCCAAAGGGAAGATATCCGCAGAAGAGCTTAGGCGACAATTAGGTGAAAAAGTGCCTATTGCGATGGCTGCAATGGCAAACGCAGCAGGGGTGCCGATTAGTCAACTTGATACCCTACTAAAGCAGGGCAAACTACTTTCCAGCGAGATTATGCCAAAGTTTGCAGAAGAGCTGGAGAAGATGACCCCTAACGTAGATACAGACAATATAGAAACTGCCCTTAGAAGGTTGCGCAATACGTTTAACGAGCTTATAAGCAAGTTAGACATCGGGAATATTTTCAAAAAGCTGGTCAAGGGGTTTGATAGCTTTATCAAACATGCCACAAAGAGCGTAAGCAACTTTGCTGCCTATATGGCTGCTGCAATAGGTATGGCAACGGCAGGAAAGGTACGCAAGCACGGAGAGAATCGGGTAAACGAAACTGCATTAGTACTTACTGAAAAAGAGCAAAACGAGGCTACCGCAAATAAAGCTGTTGAAGCTGCACAAAAACGCTACAACAGAGAACACGGCATAATAGAAGAAGAAGAGCCAAAAGAAGAAAGCGTATATAGCGTTTCCAAGCGGACAGAAAAGGAACGAGCAAAGGCGGAAAGGGAATACGAGAAGAATCTATCTGCCTACAATGCAGCCAAAGAGAGGGAACTAAAGGCGAGCGAGAACTACCAAAAGAAACTTACTGAAATAGAAGAAAAGGCGCAAAAAGATCGTGAACGAATAGCTCCAAGTGGACAACCCTCTCGGGCAGAATTAAAGGCACGTAAAGACCACGCAGACCGAGTAAGGAAGATAGAAGAGGACGCACTGAAAAAGCGTAAAAGTATATCGGATCATTATAAGGCGATAGAAAAAGGCGAAGTAACCGTACTTGGAAACAAAGAAAAAGAGTATGCAAGACTTTCCAAGGAGCGCGACCAGATAGACGCTGAAATAGCAGTAAGGGAATCCGAAAGAGCTACTTATCACAAAGAACGAGACAAGGCAAAAAGGGCAAGGCAACGTTTAAGGACAAGGAAAGTAGTTAAACTCCAAGCACAAAGCGCAAGCACGGGCATCCCATCTGATGACCCCGATTTACTCAAATACGAAGCAACAAGAAAAAATTCTCGTGAGATAGAAGCCAACGCACAAGCCAAATCATCTGCCGTTACAAAACAGATAGGCGAATTGGGTAATAGACGCTTCGCTGTTAGCAAGGAGATGCAAGGGATAAGAGAAAGCGACTTTGGTGTGGCTAAAGTAGAAGCCGAGAGGACAGCTCGCACACAAGAATCCGAAGCGCAATTGCAGAGAGACCTTGCAAACATAGAAAAGGAGAAGCAGGCTGGATTGGCATCCGTTGAAGCGGTCACGGAAAGGCGCAAAAGCAGTGCCGCAGAACAGCATGAAAAAGCGATTGCACGCACCGAGGAGCTACACGAAAAGGCGGTTGCATCCGAGCAAGCGTTAAATGAAGCCTCCGATGCACACGATGAAGCCAAACGGCAAGCGCAAGCGCAGTCTTATGAAGAACTTAAAGACGCACAAGAAGCACAAAGCAAGGCGCACCATGAAGCCGAGATAGCACGCATGAAAGCTCGTAGAGTGCAGATGCAAAACAGCTATAAGTTTGCATATAAGGAGCTAAGAAAAGAGCATGGCAAATTTAGTGCAGGTGTAAGAGCCGGACTAATTCGTGTACGTGGTATGGCGATAAACGCTGTAACTCGTGTAGCGTCTGTAGCTAAAGCAGCCGTGGTGCGTATTGGTGCGTTGTTAAAGAGCGCATTCTCTACTATGATATTCTCCGCTGTGTTGGGTGCGCTTACGTGGATTGTCGGCAAAATAGTTGATAGCGTAAAGGAAGCGAAGAAACTAAAGAACGTTGTAGCGGACACCAAGGCGGAGATTGAAAAGGCTGGTAATGCGTTGGACGAAGAGAGCGGACGCTTGATGGTTATACAATCGTTATTAAAAGACGAAAAGACGACCCGAGAGGAACACAACCGACTACTCAATGAAGCGAACGCACTACTCGGCACTGCAATAGGAAACGAGGAGACGATAAACAGCCTTATCTCTAACAGACTTGAATTGCGCAGGCAGGACGCAATGATGGCAAAGGCGCAAGAGCTGTACAATCAAGGAGTAGAGACGAGAGATGAGATTGTAGAAAAAGCAAGAAAAGACCTTAATATTCCAAAAGATAAATTATCAGATGCTCAGATTGTTGAGATAATTTTAGGCGACAAGCCATCTCAAAAGAAAGTTCCGTATGGCAATGATTATAGATACGAATATAACGATCCTTTAAAGGGCAAAATATACGATTATGGAGCAAGCCATTTCCTATGGTTTGCATCAAAAAGAAACAAATTGCAAGCAGCTAACCAGCAAATCAACGAGTCTGAAAAGCAAATACAAACAGCTGGTAAAAAATCCGAAGAGGAGCGACAAAAGATAGTAGTCACCTATGAGAATGAATATAAAAAAGAAATAGCCAATGCAAAGGATGACGAAGAGGAAAAGGATATAAAGAAAAAGTATGTCGGGTTGTACGACCGAGACAAGGGTTATACTCCGTCTGCTCTATTTGACCAAATAAAGAAAGAGCTCAACCTAACGAACACAGTAACAACCCCCACAACCCACACAAAAAAGGAGAACCCGATTGAAAAGGCTCAAAACGAGTATGCGGAACGACTAACCGAGATAGCCAAACAAAAAGAAGCTGGGTTACTAACTGAACAAGAAGCGGAGGAGGAACAATTAAGGGCGCAAAATAGGTTTGTTACTGCTATTCTAAATGCGGTAAATTCATTAGATGAAGCGCAGGGCATTGGTGGTTTTTCTGAAGCTCTAAAGGCGGTTACAAACGCAAAAAAAGAAACGGACGAATACACGAAACAGACTGCCAAATACAATGAAAAATTAGAGGAATTAAAGCGAGCAAAAGAGAGCGGATTGCTCACCGAAGAGAAGTACACTGAAGCTGTAAACGAAGCTACAAGGCGATATTTAGAAAATGCTTTAGTACTTGCCGACTTAACGGAGGAAGAAAAGAACGCTTTGTTAGCTCGGAAACAGAGTAACGATGATGCAATAGCGAAACAAAGTCTCAAGAATGCACCAAAGAGCGAGGAGCGAGATAGGACATTTGACTATAAGAAGACCGAAGCGGAACAACTCGGGGAGGAGCTTGAACGTCTTAAAAACGAAAGCTCCGAATTGGACGACTTTTTGAAGAGTGCAGATAATGGTAGCGACC